GCAAGGTTAAGCAGTGGGACAAGGTCAAGGCTCTCGAACTGCTCGGCAAACACCTCGGCCTGTACCCCACAAGGGGGACCCTCTCCATTGCCCTTGACGGTCAGGTGGATATACAGCACACACACAGGATCGAGGGGCGCAGGGTGGCGCGGAGGCTGATCCTCGAGGAGATCCGGGAGGAGGACGGTCTCTCACTGGACACCGGCACCGGCACCGGCAGGGTGGCACTCCCATTAAATACGGACGATTTCGGTGAAGAGGATGGGTAGGGCCGGTGGTCAGACCGCACCCCAGGAGATCCCCGGACTGGACATGGACATCCTGAGGGATGAGGCCGCCTGTTTCTCCAGTCTGGTCAAGTTTCGGCAGACGTACCTTGCCGGTCCGAACGACGTGGCACCGGCAACATTTCACAAACGGTGGTCAGACCAACTGCTACGAGGAAAGGGACACTACGCCTGTGAGGGCTTCCGCGAGTCAGGCAAGGACCAGATCGTATTTCAGGCCTACCTCCTACACGCCCTGACGTACCCCGTGCCCCGGAGGAGATACATCGTGGTGGTGGCATCGACGCAAACCCTTGCCAGCACAAAGCTTAAGGACGTGACGCGCCAGTTCCAGTCAAAAGTTAACGAAGAGTTAAGACTCGACGTAGAAAAAATCGTAGAGGACTCCGGTCAGGCGTTTCAGGTCCTCTACAAGGACGGTTTTCAGGTCAGGATCGAGGCTTACGGGAAGGGTGCTTCCATTCGTGGACTGGTCTGGGGGCACTTTCGACCTGACATTTTAATTCTCAACGACCTGCAGGACCTCGAGGACATGGGGTCCCCGACCACTCTGGAAAAGGACTGGAACTGGTTTCTCGGGGATGTCATGTTCCTTGGAAACTCCACGAGGATCTTCCTGATCGGCAACAATCTTGGCGAATCCTGCATAATTGAAAGGGTCTACAGATCCGCTCGGGAACTGGATTTCACGGTGGAGAAGATTAAAATCCTCCACACAGTCGACGGTCAGGAGAGGTCATCGTGGCCGGAGCGGTTCCCCACTGAGGAAATCCTCGCGGAACGAGCCTCCTTTGAGTCCCTCGGCAAGATCGACGTTTGGACTCGGGAACGGATGTGCGAGGCCATGGCCGCAGAGTCCAGACCGTTGAAACCAGAGGATCTGAAGTACTTTGACGAGTACTCACTGAGCCTCGACGGGGCCTTTATTGTTACCATGGTCGACCCCGGAGTAGGGCAGAAAAACTCGAGTGACCCGACGGTGATCTGCACGGTGGCCATCAGGGATGACGGTCACTGGGACGTACTCGACATTGACAGGGACCGGAGGGATCTGACGGGGATTGTGGACGCGATCTTCCGTGCGGTCAGCCGGTGGGGACCGCAGTCCGTCGGCGTGGAGACGGTAGCCGCGCAGGATTACCTCGCCCAGACCCTCGAACTCGAGATGAAGAAGCGCAACATGTACTTCAATCTCGTGAAAGTAAAGACCCGGAAGGAAAAAAACAGCAAGATCCGTGGCCGACTGGTCCCCCTCCTCAAGGTGGGAGCCCTGCGGGTTCCGCAACACGCCGAGTGGGTAGAGGGCCTGAAGGCAGAGATGAGGGCCTTCCCCAGTGGTGGCCACGACGATATGATCGACACCCTCTCCATGATTCAGGACGCGACGGTGGACCGGCTGATCGAGGCCTTCTCCACTGACTCCTGTGTGGTTGGCGAGATCCCGGTGCCGTCCCACTGGCCGATCTGGACCGCAATGGTTCCAGACCCGGAGGGTGAGGTGGTGGTCCTCTGGATGACGTGCTCCCCGGACGGGTGCTTCACGGTCTACGACCAGCTTTTCGCCAACCTCCCGCCTGAGACCCTCTACGCCCGGTACAAGGAGAGGACCGGCAACCGCAGGGTGATTCAGCTGGCGGCACCGGACACAATGTGGAGGGAGCACCCCATCAGCGGGAGGGTGTGGGCGCAGACCTACATGTCAGCCGGATTCCGCATGGTCCCGGCACCGTCCGACTGGGACAAACAGGTGGCCAACCTCAACAGGCTGTTCGTGGCCTCGAACGGCTCCAAGCCCAAACTTCAGGTGTCGAACAAGTGTAAGAGGCTCCTGTGGGAGTTGTACAACGGACGCGCCGGTGAGGCGAAGGATCAGGGCCGGAAGAGCATTCAGGCACTGATGGCGATCCTCTCCATGGGTCCGAAGTGGCGCGACATGGAGGGGCAAAGGGTGAGGAGCGGACGGAACCTCGACTACCCTAAGAGGGACGTACCGTGATGATGGCACCCATATGGGATGGCAATGGGGTGGCAATGGGTACCCAATGGGGACCCATTAGGGACCGAAATGGGGAGTATAAGATCCGGTGCAAATTGATGGAGCACCTTGGATTCGTCCTCCAGTGGGGGATGAATGGACTGAAAGGGAAGGGAGATTCTACTGATGAGTAACGGTGACAACTGGGCCGGGAGATCCACCGGAATGATCTGCGGAACGTGCATCTTCTTCGTGGCTAAGGCGTGTGGACTCATGAAGGATGACGAACTGATGGAGAGGGGTCCCATTGGCCGGTGCCGGAGACGGTGTCCCACCATGAACGGATTCCCCGTGACCTTCGCCACCGACTGGTGCGGTGACCACAAGATCGATGAGAACAAGATTTAATCCATAGTCACACCCGCCGGGCAAATCGCTACCTTGCCGGGTATCAGATCCACGGGAGCCTTCCCCAGAGGGCTCCCTTTTTATTGCCTACCCCAGTAAGCACAAGACTTTTTGTGCGTACCGGATCGCAAAACAACATTCACAAGGAAAGGGGGTGGAAGAGTGCTCAACAACGGAATGACAAGCCCATGGGGGACCATGTTCGACGAGAGGATGGCCGGGACCAGTGCCGAGGAGAGTCCGTACGGGACACCGGCGCAGTCTGACGAGGAGCTTAAGGAGATGGCTCTCCGTGTAGTCCGGGACGATATCGAGGCCGGGAAGAAGGGTACGGACGCGATGTCTGCCTTCCGGTCCCAGATGTACTCCCTCTACAGGGCCAAACCGGTCGACGGTAACGAGACCGAGAAGGACGGTGGCCGGTCCCGGATAGTGTCCTCCGACGTGATGGACACGGTCGAGTGGATGATGCCCAGCTTTATGAAGGCCTTCGCCGGTGGCAAGGATTCCATCAACGTAGAGCCGCAGGGGAGCGAGGACATCGAAAAAGCGGAGAAGAACAAGAAACTGCTGAACTGGCAGTTCACCAACAGGTGCAAGGGTTTCCTCGTCCTCTACGAACTGATTAAGGCCGCTCTGGTCTACGGGACATCCTACGCCAAGGTCACGTGGCGCGAGGACTTCGTGCGGAAGGGGTTCCACCTGCCCGAGGTCATCGAGCCCCAGATGGAGGCCCTGATGCAGGACCAGAGCATCGAGGAGCTTACTGCCGGTGAGGTAGAGGAGATCCCGCAGGTGATGCCTCCGGGCATTGACCCGAACTCCATGGGATACGGATGGCCTCCACCCCAGATCGAAATGATGAGGGTGTACCGCGACGTGCGGGGTGAGCGCAGGATCGTGACCTACTCCGGCCCAAAGGTGGACGTGATCCCGCCGGAGGAGATGCTGATCGACCCGGAGGCCAAGAGTCTGGACGAGGCCCTCTTCGTGATCCACAGGGTGAAGAGGACCATCAGCTATCTCCGGGAGAAGGAGAAGGAGGGTGTCTACTCTGGTATCGCCGAGGTCATACGCCACACATCATCTGACGAGGCTCTTCGGAATTCGGAGGAAAGTACCCGGTACGCCACTGCCGGTGACGCGACGATGTTCTCGAATACCGGCGAGCAGGAACAGATCGCCCGTCGGAAGGTAGAGGTTTACGAGTGGTGGGGTCTCCTCGACACGAAGGGTGACGGCATCGCCGAGCCCTACCTTGTCGTGGTGGCCGGTGACACGATCATCAGGATGGAGCGGAACCCGTACGCCCACGGACTGCCTCCGTTCATCGAACTGAGGCCGATCCTCGACCTCTTCCGTTTCCACGGAATCGGGATCGCCGAACTGGTCGGCGAATTCCAGCAGACGAAGACTGCTCTGATGCGCCAGATGCTGGACAACCTTTCTTTCCAGAATAACCAGATGTGGGAGGTTGACGAGAACGCAGGGGTGGACATCCAGTCCCTGATCAATCCGCGACCGGGAGGAGTGGTGTTCACCAACTTCCTCGGCAAGGGGTTCAGGGAGATCACGCCCCAGCCTCTCGGGAGCGCGCCTCTCCAGATGATGGAGTTCATCCAGACCCAGCTTGAACAGCGAAGCGGCGTGACCCGTTACAATCAGGGGCTCGACGCACGGTCCCTCAATAAGCTCCTTGCCCTAGACACTCTGGTCCCGCTCATCGACGGAACATACAAGCTGAACAAGGACATTGTCGAGGGTGACATAGTTGTCGGATCTGACGGCAAGGGAGTCAGAGTCCTGAAGGCCCACCCTGTACAGATGCCGGAGAGGGCCTTTGAGATCACATTCAAGTCCGGCGATGTCATCCGCGCCGGTGGTGATCATCGGTGGTCGGTGAAGGTGTGCGACAGGCACAGCAGAAACATGTCCCCCGAATGGGAAAAACTCCCGACAGAGCGGATATATGACCTCATCCAGACAGGGCACAAGGTGTTTATCCCCCGTGTCGGCCCTGTCGATTTCACGGAGAAGGATCTCCCCATACCTCCCTATCTCCTCGGGGCATGGCTTGGAGACGGCAACGCTCATACCAACCGGTTCACAACGATGGAGCCGGAGATTGTCGAGGCCTTCGACTCATGGGCAAAGACATTCTACAAGGGTCGTGTTGAGGAGTGCCTCCATAGCAACAGCGGGAAAGCCAAGACGTACCAGCTTGTAAATACGCCGTTCAGAAAAATGCTGAAGGATCTTGGAGTGCTACGTGATTCGAGGCACGAGGAGACGAGATCCAATGTAAAGCATATTCCTGATATTTACCTTCAGGGGAGCTTCGATCAGAGACTTGCCCTTCTCCGTGGTCTTATGGACACGGACGGCTGTGTTGACAAGAAGGGAAACTCCATCTTCTGCAACTCGGAACCGGCCCTTGTAATGGGGTTTGCTCTCCTTGTGGAGAGTCTCGGTGGAAAGCCGAATGTGAACTGGCGCAAAGGCGTGTCGAGAAGGTTCCCCAATGCCAGACCTCATGCCCACGTGACATTTGCTCTTGAGTACTGCCCGGTGACGCTCCCTGCAAAGGCGGCGAGATGGAGGACGAATCCGAAGTACTGGGAAAAACAGGCAATCGTAAAGATCCGCGAGATACCCATAGAACCCATGAGGTGTCTGACTGTCGACGCAGAGGATGAACTCTATGTCTGCGGAAGAAGGCTCACCCTCACATCGAATACTGCCACAGGTATTTCCGCAATCATGAACGCTTCGGCCCAGAGGATCGAACTCATCGCCCAGATCATGAGCGACTCCATTCGGAGGCTCTACAAGATGATGCTGGAACTGAACCAGCAGTTCATCGATCAGGAGATGGTGGTCCGAATCTTCAACGAGGCACTGGAGATCTCGCCGGATGACCTCGCGGGGAACTTCGACGTTCAGGTGGACATTGGAGGCGCGACCGGCAAGGAGGAGACGAGGGTGGAGCAGATGCTGTCCATTCTCCAGCACGTGACCCTCCTGATGCAGATCGGCGTGATGACTCCGCAGAACGTCCATGAGGCAGTGAAGAAGATCATGGAACTGTGGGGATGGAAGGACTATGAGTCCTACCTCACAGACCCGCAGGAGAAAGAACAGCTTATGGCTGTGATGCAACAGATCGCCCAGCTTGGCCAGATGGTACAGGCAGGGCAGATGCCCCCGATACAGCAGATCGTTGCCGTATTGCAGGGAACATATCATGTTCTGGCCGCAGTGACAGGGGCCGGACTGGGAGGAGGGGTCGATGGTGGTGGAAACAGTCAGGGAGCCCTCTCCTCTGGAGGAGGAAAAGGGCAGTCAAGAGCGTCGGGACCAGCGGTTACAGGACTACTTGACCCGAATGCACGAACAGGCGCAGGAACTGGCCCCATGGCTGGCCCGGCTGGATATGGAGGCTCTCCGCAGGGTTGAGGAGTCCTACCAGCGGGAGCTTCACGGTGCCCTCTTTGCCTTGAGGCATGAGGACCAGCATGGCGTGATGGAGGCCATGGGATGGATCAAGGGCGCGAGAGCCCTTCTGACATGGATCGAATCGAAGAGGAGGGTAGTGGGATGACTAGTGTAGATGTGTACGTTCAGGAAGACAAGAACGGGGAGAAGAAGATCGTCATGATCGCCTGCGCCGGTCATGCCAACTACGACGAGGCCGGGCGGGACGTTCTGTGCGCCGCGACCTCCATGGCAATGCACATCCTCGAAAGCGGGGTTCGCCAGTACCTTGGGGTTCCCTGTACCGTGAGGACTGACCACGCCAAGGGAGAGTGGGAGATCGAATGGCCTCTGAAGGAAGCAGACAAGGCGGCCCCCTTCGCTGAAGTGGTGGCCAAGTCCCTTGCCAATCTCGCGGAGGAGTACCCGGAGAACATATCCTTCAGCGAGGAGGTGATGGTGTGATGGACGTGGCCACGAAGATGCGCCGCTTCTACGTCACTCCGATCGTCCTCGACTTCTTCTCTGGAGAAGGGGAACCTGTCGCAGATGAGGGGAAGAAGGCTGTTCCCATCGAGCCTGAGGAGGTCGAGAACAGCCGATACAGCGAATTCGACGCGAAGAACCCGCTGATCCACGGTGGAGTCCTCGACGAAGACGCACCGGAGGGAATTGACCCCGCGACACTGTTCGATGATGAGGAGAAGCCGTCAGCTTCCCCATTCGACAAGACTCCTCCCAAGCCGGACAAGGGCGAGCCTGAAGGTGGATCTGTTCCGGCCCGGCCCAACGAACCGGCACCGGCCCCCGCTCCGTTCCGTGTCCTGAAGTACGGAGGAAGGGAGATCCCGGTCGCTTCTCAGGAGGAATATGACCGCTTCGCCACGGCAGGGCTCGAGGCTGAGGCACTGAGACAGCAGATCGCACCCTATGTCCCGTATCTCATTGAGGTCGAGAGAGACCCTGAGCTTGCCCAGCAAGTGGTCTCCATGATCGAGGCGAGACGGAGGGGAGCAGTGCCCACCACACAGCCTGTGGCCGAGGAGCCGGAACCCGAGCAGGGTGATGACGAGACCTTCGACGATTACGAGAAGAGGCTGAAGGCTTGGAATGCCCAGAGACAGGCCAAGCTCGTCGAGGAGAACGTGAGGCGGGTTCTCGAGCAGAGGGAGGCCGATGCCCGGAACCAGAGGATGACGGCTATGAAACAAGAGGTGGCGCGGCTCGCCATGGCAGACCCTGGACTGAGCGAGGTTCTGCCAATTCTGGCCAACTCCCCCAAACCACTTCAGGAAGCCATGAACTCCGATCCCGCCACGTTCATGGTGGAGTACGACAAGGCATGCAGACTTCTGGGAAGGGAAGGGTACTTCGGCGCGCCCATCATGCCGAACTTGCCTTCTTCCGTTCCCGGAAATCAGAACACGGCACCGCAACCACAGAAGGGAGGAGATACCGTGAACAGCGCACCCGGCGGGAGAACCGTTCTGAAGGGACGGTCAGTCCCGTTCGCCGAGAAGGGGGGTGTGGGTTCTTCCGGCAGGAGCGGATCTGGTCTCCCTGATTTCAAGAAGCTTTCCGAGGATGATTTCGAGAAGGTGCTGAACAAGGTCCGTTCCGGCGGCATGTAACACCCCTATTTCCATGGAGGGGGACGGGGACTGAGTATCGGGCCCCGGCAACTTTAATCCCCGTACGGTTTTGCCCTGCGGCCCCCGTATCTCGAGAGAGCGGGTTCACCCCTCCATGGGCACCACCATTATTTTTATCCCGTCGCACAAAAACCAGAGAACACCAGAGAAGGAGAGATGATGACACCCATGTACAAACTTTTCAACATTCAGTTCTTCGCAATCAGTGGCCAGACCACTGAGAACTTCCCCAACGAGATCCGGGACTTCTACGACCGGGTCGCGCTTCGGAAGGCCGTTCCCCTGATCACGTTCAGGAAATGGGGACAGAAACGCCCCCTGCCCCGGAACAAGGGAGAGGTTATCCGCTTCAAGAGGTGGGGGAGCCTCGCTCCCGCGCTCACTCCGCTGACTGAAGGCGTCACCCCCGTCGGCAACAAGCTCGACTACACGGAGATCACCGCACAGATCAAGCAGTACGGTGACTGGATCCCCGTGACCGACCGTGTGCTCATGACCGCAATCGACCCGTTCCTGACCGAGGCATCCGAACAGCTTGGAGAGCAGGAGGGAGAAACCCATGACATTCTCATGAGGAACGACCTCCTCGCCGGTTCCAACGTCATGTACGCCAACAATGTTGCCGGACGGGACAGCGTGGTTGCAAAGATCTCCACATCCGACCTCGACGTTGCGATCCGTACGCTGAAGCTGGCCAACACTCCCCGGATCGCCAAACAGGTCAGCGCGACCACCAACTACAACACCACTCCCATCCGGGCCGGATACATCGCTGTCATCCACCCCTACATGAGCAACGACGTGGAGGCTCTCACCGGATTCGTGCCTGTGGAGAAGTACCCCTCCAACAGCGGAGTGATCGAAGGCGAGATCGGTTCCTACAAGGGGATCCGCTTCGTCGAGACAACTCAGGCCATGTGCTACGAGGGCCTTGGCGGCTCCAGCACCTCCGTGAAGAACACGGCAGGGAAGGCCGACGTGTACCCCGTCCTGATCTTCGGCGAGGATGCCTACGGTGAGGTTCCTCTTTCCGGGGCCAACCACGGGATCATTATCAAGGTCCACGGTGACTCCGACCGGAGCGATACCAGCGACCCCCTGAACCAGAGGGGATCGGCTGGATGGAAGACCATGTGGACTGGGAAGATCCTCAACGACGCATGGATAATCCGGCTCGAGTGCGCCGTGAGCAAGTAAGGAGGTTTTGAAGTGAGCTATCCTACCCTCAACACAATGCCCCATGCGGAAATGAATGAGAACTTCGCCACCATGGCGAGGTACATGGAAGAGGTCAGGGATGCCCTCGCCGGTGACAGGGTGATCTCTCTCTCCCAGACAACCGCTACTCCTCTTGTGAGTGAGCTTGGTGCCGGTGATGTGGTCTACTCCATCACCATCAGCCTCAAGAACGCCGCAGGGAAACTCCTCGACTGGTACAACGGCAAGATCAAGCTTGCCATTGCCGACGATGACACACCTGATGCAACGATCGATCCTGAGGCTGGCGAACACGATATGGTCGGAGGTCAGCTTACAGTGACCGTCACCATGCCCGAAGCAACGTGGGTGGCAGGGAAGAAGGCCACTCTGACCGTCTCTGCTCCCTCAACTGCCACCAACGCAATCATCACTGGAGTGGGCACAAAGACCTTCGTTGCGACCGTAACTGCTGACCCTATTGGTGGATAAAACCAACTGATCGAAAGGGGAGGGGCCATAGTGCTCCTCCCCTTATTTTTTTATGTCAAGGAGGAATAAACAGTGGGAAATGTTAAGGGAACTATGAATGAAATGTTCAGGGATGACCTGTTTTACGAGGTCTCCGTGACAGACAACCTCGACCCCGGCGCAAAGAGCTTCATCGTTGGGCACAACGGTGTGCTCAGTTCGTTCGAGACGAAGAAGCCCGTCAGACTCTCCGGTGCCCAGTTGAGGGTTCTGATGGATGCCCAGATCCCGGAAGAGAAGGTTGAGGTGAAGAACGGATTTCGGACCATTACCGGTGTCACCTTCTCAGACCGGTTCGCCATCAACTTCAAGCAGTTCGGCACATTCGCGTCGGCTAGGGGGACGGTCCTCCAGCCATTTGGAACGAAGACGGTCCATCTCGATGCGGTGGAGAGCCTGAAGGAAGATCCTGATGTAAGCTCCCCCGAGGATATCGAGGCCATGCCGGAGCCTACTCCTGAAGAGGAAATCATGTCCGGTCGCGACATGAAGGCCCTTCTGGAAGAGCGGCGCGAGGAGCTCGAGATGACCACCAAGGAGGTTCTTACTGCCCATGCCGAGAGCATTGGCATCAAGGTCACTCCGAGAATGAACAAGTCTGCCATTGTAGATTCCATCCTCGCGGCAGAGGCGAACGGAACGGGAGAATAACCCATGTCGACATGCCGGGCCATTCTCCTCGAAGTAAAGCGGAGGGTTGGGGACACTGTCGCTTCCGTACCCGGCGAAGTTGATCTCATGGCCCATCTCAATTCCGCACTGCGCATGCTGTGGAATTATGGCGGGATGATCAACTCATCGAAGCTCCATACGAAGCAGACGTTTACCGGGTCTGGGAACGAAATCACCTTTGACGGTCCTCCGATGAAGATCGTATCCGTGTTCGACAACACGGCAAAGAGGCTCGTCCTCCCTATTAATGTGGTGTACGACGGGTACGAGATGTGGAACCCGTCAAGCCCGAGATACTTGGTCAATGGTGACAGCATCGAACTCCTCCCCGGAGACAACTATGCCAGCCACGACGTGTCCGTCCTGTACATCCCCGAATTCACCGAACTGACGGACAGGGACGCAGATATCCCCTTCCCGTCCTATCTCGACCAGTACGTCATCGACATGACGCTCAGTGCCCTGGCTGGGAGTCTCAGCGTTGAAGCTGTGAACTCCGCTGTCCAGAGCGGAAACGCACTGACAGACTATTTCCGTGGCGGGGCGAGATATGTAACGGGAACCCCCCCGTGGTGAGGTGATCGGACATGAAAGCAGGAACAGTAGCTTCAAGGGTCAGGTTTTACATTAGGGATACAAGCAAAAACATCACGTCGGACTGGGAAATATACGAATCCATCAATGAGGCCCTCCTCATCGTCGCAGAGGTCAACTCGAAATCCAAGGGGGCCATCTTCA